CATGGTAGTATTTTGTTCGTGGCTTCACCCCTCGAAGCCGGGGTGGTGTTTTCCCTCAGTTTGCGCCACCCCTTTTCCCTTCATAAATCTGACACTTCCGTGCTATACCCCGCACCCATGCCTTTAAACGACCCAATAAAGCAGAGGGAAGCGAGCCGTAGGCACTACGAGAAGCATCGTGATCGAGTTATTGCCAGTGCTAAGAAGTACAGCAAGCTAACCCGGGACCGTATTCGTGCGTATATAAGCAACTACCTTAAGACTAGCCCCTGCGTAGACTGCGGGGAAGCGAACATCATTGTGCTTGAGTTCGACCACTTCGAAGATAAAAAGTTCAATATATCTGATGCTGCGCGCAAAGGTGTCAGCATGAAAAAGCTAAACGCCGAAATAGCTAAATGCGAAGTGCGCTGCGCTAACTGCCACCGTAAGAAGACCTACGAGCGTAGTGGTTGGACACACAAAGATAATTAACCCTTTTCTTTTTCCCACTAGGTTGTTACACAACCTCGCAACCCCGGCCTCCTACAAGCGGAGCTTAACTACGTGACTATAGTCAAAATAGAACCAAGCACGGAATATCCAGTGCCATTTGACCTGTCCGACGAGGACTTCGACAGCTTCGCGGATAAACTAGCTTCCATAGGAAACACAGCCGAGCTGCTTGAGCAGCTGGGTGCCCCGGTCGAGTCTTCCAAAGAAAACCTTGAAGACGAGGTGGCGTTACTTGATGCAGCCATCGACAAACAAAAAGTCGGCCCACTAACCCAGAGCCTGCCTGCTGCCCTCGGCGCTGCGGCTTTCTTACGTGCTTACGGTCAGGGTCGAGCACTCGACGTGGACCAAGTGCGCACTGCGCTTACTAATAAGTTGATGGAGATAGCTGACTGCGGGGACATTAAGTTTGAGTTAAAGGCGATAGAGTTGTTAGGAAAACACTCAGACATCGGGCTGTTCACCGAGCGTAGTGAGATAAATGTCAACTATACCTCATCAGAGAGTCTGGAGAAGGCCATTACGGAACGTGTCAAGCGCCTGCTGAATGCAGACGTTATAGATATGAAGCCACTGGGCATGGACCTCGACGAAGAACTAGGCATACTTGATGCGGACTTCGAAGAGATACTAGAAGAGGGTGATATCGGATGACGATATCGCTCAAAGACATACCCAAGATACTACCCCGGCTGTCACCAGCCGAACAAGAACAACTACTTGCAGAGTTAGAAAAGCTTGACAAGCTCAAGACGCGTGACGCGTCGCGTAAGCGGTTCTTAAAGTTTGTAGAGCAGGTTTGGCCGTCATTCATAGGGGGACGACATCATGCAAAAATGGCAGACGCCTTCGAACGCGTTGCTCGTGGCGAGTGCAAACGGCTCATTATTAATATGCCACCGCGACACACGAAGTCGGAGTTCGCGTCTTACCTGCTCCCTGCATGGTTCCTCGGGCTCAACCCCGGTAAAAAGATTATCCAATGTTCCCATACAGGTGAGCTTGCAGTAGGCTTCGGACGTAAAGTTCGTAACTTGGTTGACACAGAAGTATACCACGAGACATTTCCAGACCTAAAACTAGCCGCAGACTCTAAGGCTGCTGGTCGGTGGAATACGTCGAAAGGGGGTGATTACTTCGCTATCGGTGTGGGCGGTGCGGTTACTGGTAAAGGTGCCGACGTGCTCATCATTGATGACCCGCACTCAGAGCAGGAAGCTGCTATCGCAGAAATAAACCCCGACATCTACGACAAGGCATATGAGTGGTATACATCTGGTCCGCGTCAGCGTCTCCAGCCGGGTGGTGCCATTATAGTTGTGATGACACGTTGGTCTAAAAGAGACCTGACTGGGCAGATACTTAAAGATGCAGCTGCTAACGGCAGCTTGGACGAGTGGGAAGTTATTGAGTTTCCTGCCATTCTACCTAGCGGCAACCCGCTGTGGCCTGAGTTCTGGGACTTAGAAGAGCTTGAGAAGGTCAAGCGCGACGTTCCTAACTCTAAGTGGCAGGCGCAGTACCAGCAGAACCCGGTGTCCGAGTCTGCGGCTATCGTGAAGCGAGAGTGGTGGCAGGAGTGGGAAGGTGATGACGCGCCAAGCTGTGACTTTGTCCTGCAGGTGTGGGATACGGCGTTTGAGAAGACGAGCCGAGCGGATTACTCCGCCTGTACTACGTGGGGTGTGTTCTACCACCCTGACGACAACGGCATCACACAAGCTAACATTATCCTGTTAAATGCGTTCCGTGACCGCATGGAGTTTCCAGAGCTTAAGCGTGTGGCTGTCGAAGAGTATAAAGAGTGGGACCCAGACGGCGTCATCATAGAAAAGAAGGCGTCAGGTGCTCCGCTCATCTACGAGATGCGGGCTATGGGCATACCGGTGCAAGAGTTCACCCCGACACGAGGTAACGACAAGATAAGCAGGCTTAATGGTGTAGCAGATATATTTGCATCAGGCCGTGTGTGGGCACCAGCAACGCGCTGGGCGGAAGAAGTTATTGACGAAGTAGCTGAATTTCCTGCCGGAGCTAACGATGACTATGTCGATACTGTGTCTATGGCACTGCACAGGTTTAGGCGTGGTGGCTACGTGACTACGAACCTAGACGAGCCCGAAGATATCGTGTACTTTAAATCAAATCGCAATCAGGGGTACTACTAATGGATATCGACAAGTCACTCAATCAAGCCCCGCTGGGCATGTCTCCTATGATGACGGATATGGACGAGGGTCCTGACATTGAGATTGAGATCGAAGACCCAGAGGAAGTAACAATCCGTGCTGGTGACATGGAAATCGAGATCGACCCTGATGAGGACGAGGGCGACTTTAACAACAACCTAGCCGAAGATATGGACGAGGGCGTGCTTACAGAGCTTGCTGGCGACCTGCTAGGCGAGTTTGACGAAGATATTAGCAGCCGCAAGGACTGGATACAGACTTATGTAGACGGGCTTGAGTTGTTGGGTATGAAGGTCGAAGACCGTACGGAACCTTGGCCCGGTGCATGTGGTGTACATCACCCACTGCTGGCCGAAGCGGTAGTTAAGTTCCAAGCCGAGACTATGAGCGAGACATTCCCAGCCCAAGGGCCGGTACGTACGCAGATAATCGGTAAAGAGACTACAGAGAAGAAGGACGCCGCTGCACGCGTCCAAGAAGATATGAATTACCAGTTGACCGATGTGATGGTCGAGTATCGCCCTGAACATGAACGTATGCTGTGGGGCCTTGGTCTTGCAGGTAACGCGTTCAAGAAGGTGTATTATGACCCGTCGCTTGGTCGTCAGGTTGCAATGTATGTAACTGCGGAAGACGTAGTTGTGCCTTATGGCGCGTCCAGCTTGGAAGTCGCTGAACGCGTCACCCATGTAATGCGGAAGACCCCGAACGAGCTTAAAAAGCTCCAAGCAAACGGGTTTTACCGTGATGTAGACCTACCAGAACCTGTTAATTCGATGGATGAGGTAGAGCAGAAGATTTCGGAACAGCTTGGCTTCCGTGCAGAGACCGATGACCGTTATAAACTGCTAGAAATGCACGTAGATTTGGTCATTGAAGACGATGACTACCGTGACGAAGAGGAAAACAAGCTTGAAATAGCACTCCCATACGTCGTTACCATAGACAAAGAGACCGAAACGGTCCTTTCTATTCGCCGGAATTGGAACCCCGATGATAAAAAGAAACTTAAACGCAATCACTTCGTACATTACTCGTACGTTCCGGGCTTTGGCTTCTATGCTTTTGGCCTTATTCATCTCATTGGTGCTTTTGCTAAGTCTGGTACCAGTCTTATTCGTCAGCTTGTCGATGCTGGCACTCTATCTAACCTCCCGGGCGGCTTCAAAACTAAAGGCTTGCGTGTCAAGGGTGACGACACCCCGATAAGCCCTGCTGAATGGCGCGATGTAGACGTAGCGTCGGGTACGATGCGCGACAATATCATGCCGCTGCCATATAAAGAGCCAAGCCAAGTACTCTACAGCCTTCTTGGCACTATTGTAGACGAAGGTCGTCGCTTCGCTGGTATGGCGGACATGAAGGTGTCTGACATGTCTGCACAGGCTCCTGTGGGCACCACACTAGCTATCCTTGAGCGTACGTTGAAGATGATGAGTGCCGTGCAGGCACGTGTACACTATGCAATGAAGCGCGAGTTCCAGCTTCTTAAAGGTATCATCCGCGATTATACGCCAGCTACGTATAGTTTTGAGCCAGAAGAAGGTGGTCGTAGGGCTAAGAAGTCTGACTACGATATAGTCGAAGTTATCCCTGTATCTGATCCTAATGCTGCCACTATGGCGCAGAAGATTGTCCAATATCAGGCTGTTATCCAGTTGGCACAGGGCGCGCCGCAAATCTACGACCTGCCCTATCTACACCGTCAGATGCTTGAGGTGCTAGGTATCAAGAACGCGCAGAAGCTCGTACCACTCAAAGATGGTGACGACATGAAGCCGCGTGACCCTGTGTCAGAAAATATGGACATCATTAACGGTAAGCCGGTTAAGGCGTTTATCTACCAAGACCATGAAGCACATATCATGGTGCACACTACTGCAATGCAAGACCCTAAGATTATGCAGCTTCTGGGCCAGAACCCTAATGCACAGTCTATGATGGCCTCTATGCAAGCACATATAGCTGAACACCTTGCGTTTGAATATCGTAAGCAAGTCGAAGCACAGGCCGGTGTACCGCTGCCACCACCAGAGGCAGAGATGGACAAAGACACCGAACTGGCTGTCTCCCGTCTAGCTGCACAGGCAGCGCAACAACTGCTCCAGAAGAACCAAGCCGAAGCTGCACAGCAGCAGGCACAGCAGACAGCGCAAGACCCAATCGTCCAGATGCAGATGCAAGAGCTGGAGATTAAGAAGGGCGAACTCGAACTCAAGCGGCAGAAGATGCAGATTGACGCCGCAGAGAAGAACGACCGACTCGAACTCGAACAAATGCGTATCGAGTCGCAAGAAGAGATAGCTGGCCTAAACGTCGGCGCAAAACTTGCCACTTCCAGAAGTCAAATGGAAGCTAAGCAGGAAGCAGAAGGACTACGCATGGGTATCGAAATTGCCCGTGAAGCCCTTCAAAGCGAACAACCCGTTCCCAACCAAGCAACGCCCAAGGAGAATGAATGACAAGTGAGTTACTGATGTACCTGTCAAAAAAGGTACAAGATGAGATTGACGTAATTAGCGGCGACCTCGCCCGTGGCACTGCAAAGGACCATGGGGAATATAAATATGCCTGCGGAATTATTCGCGGACTTA